AAAATAAAATATGTGAAATCGCATGTAAGATTCTTGGAATCACACCTTGTCTATGTGATCATGAATGTAACTGTAAAAAGGAGAAAAAATAATGAGAACAAGAAGATCAAAACATCAAAAACAACCACAGACAAAAAGAATGAAAAGAGCAAAAGGTGGTTCTATGAAAAACAAAGATAATCCAGAAGATAGATTTGGAAAATATAGAAACTCAAGTGCAAGCCGATCTTTTCCTGATTTATCAGGTGATGGTAAAGTAACTAAAAAAGATGTTTTAATGGGTAGAGGCGTTATTAGAAGACCTAATAAAAAAACACCTACTAAAAGACCAAAAGGCAGATTAAAATAATGGCTAAACTTTGTCCAAGAGGAAAAGCAGCAGCAAAAAGAAAGTTTAAGGTTTATCCTTCAGCTTACGCAAATATGTATGCGTCTGCAGTTTGTTCTGGAAAAGTTACACCTGGTGGCAAGAAAAAATCCAGAACCAAAAAAGCTAAAGGTGGTATTGCAAAAGGTTGTGGCCGTGTCATGAACAATAGAAGAAAAACTACAAAAAAATATTAATATGGGTTTACGTAAGTGGGTACAAGAGAAATGGGTAGACATCGGAGCTCC